CCAATACCTTGCTGATTGTCGGCGCAGGGATCGTGTAATCGTCTAACGCTTCGACAAGTTCTTTACGATCTGTTTCATCCATGCTTTCAAGTACACGTTGGATTCTTGGGACACGGCCTGACGGTGTGCTTTCCTCAGATCGTATTTCACTTAACAGACTTTGCTTTGCGGGCTTGTTCAACTCTTGCTCCCTCTATGAGTTTGTTTATCTTTTCGATAACTTCCCATAGTGCGTCAGCTTGATCCCTCCCAGGATTTGATTTCAAGAGACAGTCACGCACCAAAGTTAACTCAACGGTAGTTAATCCTTTTGCCATTTGCAAGCACCTTTCTTTGGGTGCTTCACCCTAGTGCTTGGTGATGTGTTCCGTCAAACGGTCTGAAACCTTGTCCACCTTGTCCTCGGTACGGTCTTGTGCGCGTCGCATCAAACGCAACATAGCCATAACGGTGTCATGGTCTTTACGGTTCTCTGCTTTGAAACGTTGGATGACTACGGTCAGCAGACCGAAAGCACCAGTAACAGCAGCAGCAAGAACGAGAGCGATCCCAGCATCCACATCAGACTGCTTTACTCGCAAGCCAATCAAGGACTCGCTGAGGTTTCTTATCACCGGCAACATAACGCAAATGCCACGGCTCTGACGGGACTACTTCCCAAGAGAAACCAAACGACACAGCGTTCTTCTTCAACCATTCTAAGCGTGCACCGTTAGCGTTAGCAATGTCAATGGCAATCCCGAGGTTATGCTTCGAGGTACCAGGCACCGCCAACATCGCCATCTTCGGCTTCAGATACCATGCTTGTCCTTTGTAGACACGTGGCTTCTGACCTGCGATTACGTTTGTGGTGTATCGCTGGTAGAACCCGTACTCTTGAACCGCAAGTGTGCGATATGTGTCCGCTGGGCTACTCGGAGACAAGTCAATTCCTTCAGCGTTTGCTGCCGCATCCATCGCTTCGTATGCGTCTGCTGCACAATGGTGCAACTTTCCTTTGCCTTCAATCTTGCGGAGAAGTTTCTCAGGGAGTTCACCAGGCTTCGCGTTCTTAAGGCACGAACAGAGGGTGACGGGGATGATCGGAAGGTCATTGTTTGCCTTCTTCTTTTTCATAGCCATTATTCGGCTACTTCAGGCTTAGCCTTAACTGCACCCGTAAATGCGATTTCGATTTCTTCTTTGGTGAGTGAACCATCAACGCTGAAACGCAACAACTTCTCAACCACTTGGGCGCAAGCCATGATGCCTGCAAGGGCTGCCGACTTCCACAGGTCTACACCAATCAAAGCACCACCAGCAACAGCAGCCAATGCGCTTGATCCGAATAGTGCGAAGATGCGGAAGATGATGTTTTGAAGCTTTGCCATGTCTAGTCTTTCTTGGAGAGGGTTAGTGACGAGTGTACCAAAACGACTATTCCGGTGATCAGGGTTGCCTGTCGGAGTGTTGGGCCTGAGAGGGTGATGAGAACCATGCCTGTACCCGCCCATGTCCATGCGTTATCTGCTAGGTAGTCCAAGAACTTTCTCATCAGCGTCTAATTCTAGTACCTGCGGCGGCGAGGGTTATCCCTGCTGTGACTGCGATGAGGGTGCGGCGTTCCCCGACAGGGATGTTTGAGCCGGTGGGCGTGTAGTCGTCCAAGCCTTCACCAAAAATGTCGATGGTGTCCTCGAATTCTTCACGGATTTCGGTAGGTGCATCTTGTACTGCGGCGATAAGTTCTTCGGTTTGTGCATCGGATAGTTCGGCTACGTCTAACGCCTCAAAGATTTGTTGCGCCTGCTCGGTGCTAACTATTGCAAGCACTTCAGGGCTGGACGCTAGGGCTGTTGCCTGCTCTTCGGTTGGTTCTTCAGCGAGTAGGGATTCAATGACCTGTTCAACCTGTTCTGTACTGAGTTCGGCTAGGGCTTCTACAAGGGCTTCTGTGGTTTCTGCCTCTGCTATTAGCGAATCCACTTCCTCGTCGCTTAGAGGGGCTTCTAGGGGTGTCTCAGGGGTTTCTGGCAGGGTTGTGTCCACGACTGGTTCTTCGCTAGTGTCAGGGGATGGCTCAGGACTTGGTTCTTCTGGTGTGGTTGTTTCTTCAGGAAGCGTCACCTCTGGCATGGCTTCCTCTACTGCTGGCTCTGTGGTGTCTGTCTCGTCTGGTTCAGGCTCTTCAGGAACGGAAGGCTCAACAGGTGTTGGCTCGGATATTTGAGGCTGTGTAACAGGTGTTGGAGGCGGCGGTGGTTGTGTTGTGGTCGTTGTTGATTCTGTTGTTGTTGTTTGGGGTGCGGAAGAAGTACTAGTCGTTGTTGACGTGGTACTAGTTGAGTTCTCCACAGAAGTTGTTGTTTCGGGAACCGTTGTCGTGGTTTCTTGAACTGTCGTAGTAGTCGGGTTGGTGACAGGGACAGTCGTTTCGGGGACAGTAGAAGTAGTAGTCGTCGTTGTCGTTGATGTCGTGGATGTGGTTATAGATGCCCATAACGACAGGTTACTAATAGTTAAATGACCTGGCGCACAACAGGTGTCAGTCGAATACTGACGGAACGTGAACACATCACCCTCTTCAACGGGTACAGACAGTTCACCCGTCGCATTGTTCTGTTGTGTAAGCAAGGTGTATACGCCGTTAATGCCGTACTGTGGCGGGTCATACACCCAACCATCCGTCGTCTGATACGCCCACTCAAAATCTATTGTGTCTACATCGGCGGGGATTGTGGTTTCAATTTTTACCCAATGAGCAGCACCAGAACACCCACCTTGGTCGGGACCATGCAGGATGATGGTGTCGTCTATGACTTCGATTGAACCTGATGTTGGGCAGGATTGGCTGTATGTCCATTCACCGAGGGTGTCGGCTTTAGCAGGTTTCGCGAATAGCGCGAACAGTACTGCGGGGATGATGATTAGATAGCGGGTGTTTCGACCCATGCCAGAGTTTCTTCATCCCAAATGAATGACCCCTCTGGTTTTGGTGTTGGTGCTTGCCAATCGTTGTTGCTGTCTAACGACCATGATGCGTATGGTTGTGGTGCTACGAACTCGTCAGCATCAGCATCATAGGTGTAGTCAACGCCAGCGTATTGTTTGCGAATACGGTTGTTGTAACTGGTCTGAACCCATGTGCCACCAAGAAGGTTGTTACACCACTCTGCACCGTTGGCTTCGTGTTCGTCTGCGACAACGATTACTCGTATGACTTTGTTGTTTGAATCTATTTCTGCAAAATGTGCCATGTTCTCATCCTATTGGGTATCTGATTATTACTATGCCTGAACCGCCTGCTCTTGGACCGTCACCGTCACCACCACGACCAATGTTGTCTGGACTAACAATATTGCTTGCACCAGTCCAACCGCCACCATCACCTCCACGAGAACGTGTAACAGATGTTCCTGTGATTGAACTTGCTACACCACTACCACCGATGCCTGTTGTTGAACTTGACTGCCCCGCGCTTCCTGCGCCACCACCACCAGCAGCAGGGTTCCAACCAGCAGACATACCAGCACCGTCATATCCTTGACCAGTTGTTCCAGAACCACCGCTTGCAGCCCCAAAGTCTCCTGCACCACCACCTGCACCACCGTTACCACCGTTACCACCGTAACGAACGCCACCATAACCGCCACCAGTAGAAGTAATTGTTGAAAAAGTACTTGACCCACCTTGCGAACCAAGTGCGCCACCTGCACCAACAGTAACGGTGTATGAAGTTCCAGCAGTTAAAAATAATGGCGATTCAGCAGAAGCACCACGACCAGATGACTCACCAGAGACAGAAGAACGGTAACCGCCCGCACCGCCACCGCCTGCTTGTTCGGCTGAGCCTTGAGCACCACCACCACCAGCGACAACCAGATATTCAACAGAAGCAAGAGAAGCCTGCGGGGAAACAGTCAAAGTTCCAGTAGATGTGAACTCATGGACCTTATAAAAAATGCCGTTTGCAGAAACATACGATTCGGTTCCACCTGAAAGGACAGACTGTAAAGGATACTTTGATGAATCTTTTACATACTTGCTAACCCGTGTTCTACCGCCACGCATTATCTAACCATCGCTTTCAAAAAATATGTCATGCTATTTCCTTATGCCACAAAAGAAAACGTACCAGTTGAAGTAAATGTATGAACACGATACGGGCCAACTGTTGTGACTGTTCCACCAACACCGTTGATTGCCATACCGATTGGGTAACGCAAAACAATGATTCCCGACCCACCAGCACCAGAGGTCGAGTTGCTTCCAGTATTCCATGCACCACCACCACCACCACCACCAGTGTTAGCGGTTCCAGCCGATGCAGTATTGATAACTGTTCCTGCCCCAGAAGAAACACCACCAGAACCAGCACCAGTTCCACCGATACCACGATTTGCGGATGTTGCGGATGACGTGTTCAGGAATCCACCGCCACCACCTGAACCATAAACTGAACCAGTACCAGTAATCAAAGACATAAGACCTTCCCCACCTGTGCCACCGTTTGCCCCTGCTGCCCCACCAGTTGCACTTTGTCCACCACCACCACCACCACCAAACGCTGGAGATGACGACACACCCAAACCACCATTACTACCCTGACCCGAAGTTCCTGTACCAACTGAACCTGTTTGCGATGCACCACCACCTGAACCGCCTGCACGACCATTAACAACTGAACTTGCACCGCCGCCACCACCGTAAGTGGCAGTCAGTCCAAAACCAGTACTGCTTGTACCGTCACCACCCTGACTTAAATTAGTGACCGAACTGCCACCAGCACCGATTACCAGCGTGTACGAAGTGCCAACAGAAACCGTTGTAGAACCAGTTAGGACGCCACCGCCACCGCCACCACCACCGATGTCTCCACCACCACCAGCTCCACCAGCAACCAAAAGATATTCAACCGTGGGAACAACATTTGCTTGTGCCATAAACTCTTGGGTGTATTGACCAGCCCGACTACGGGTATCCCAACGAAGCGTCATGCTTCGACCCTACGAAATCTGGTTGACGTAGCCAGTAAGAAGAATCACATCAGCAGTCGCAGCAAACGCCTTAACAACCTTCGTGTTCTGCAAAATCAAACCAGGAATCACAAGCACCAAACCAGCCTCAGCAGCAATCGTTAGTTCAATGTTGCCATCAGCAGCCGTAGTAGTACCCCACTCAATCGTCAACTTCACAGCCGAAGCAGAAGTGTTATTCGCATACAACCAAACTTCATCAAACAAACCAGCAGTAGTCACCGTCGTATACGCGGTATGAACCGTTACGCCACCAGCGGTGTTCGTACCAGTTACCTTGACAGCCAAACCATCAGTAGAACCCGACAGTTTCTTTTTCGTAAATGTTGCCATGTATTACTCCTTAACTAAAAAC